GACTTTTCCCTCCCCGGGGCAAAACTACAAACTTTACGGGTTGGAGGTGAGCGGATGGATGCGAAGAAATACGCGGCGGGTGCCAGGAGAGGCATGAAGGCGCTTGGTGTGTACAAGAGAGAATTTGAGCCGGTGATCCAGATATACGCTCAACTCCAAGAGCAGTATGACATCTACACCGCGAAGCTTGAGGCGGATGATTACCGATACAGCGAAATGACGCAGACCGGAACAAAAAAGCACCCGCTGATTACTACACTTGAATCGCTCCGCAAAGACATCCTGGCCTATGCGTCTCAACTTTGTCTCACGCCTCAGGGATTGAAAAAAATCCAGGATGCCGCGTTTGCCAAGACCGAGAAAAAAAGCGGCTTAATGAGTATGCTTGAAGGACTTGATGCCGGATGACCGGGAAGTACGCAGCGGAGGTCATTAAATACGCGCGGGGTGTTGTGGACGGAACTATCATCGCCGGAGAAGATCGGATACTCGGATGCAAGCGGTTTCTTTCGATGCTGGATGGTGGAAAGTATGAAGTAAACACAAAGGACGCTGACTTTGTAATCGGGGCGATTGAGCGCACTTTTAAGCACCGGCAAGGCCAGGCGCTTGACGGCACTCCGATGCGTGGGAAGCCATTTCTGCTGGAGCCGTGGCAAAAGTATTGCGTTTATGGCATGCTGATATTTTACTACCCAGGCACACAGGAGCGTGTGGTCAAAGAATCGCTCATATTCATCCCACGCAAGAACAGCAAAGCCCTTGCATTAGACACACCTATACCAACGCCTTGCGGATGGACAACAATGGGTGATCTGCAAGAAGGCGATTTGGTATTTGGTGATGATGGGATGCCAGCAAGAGTTTTAAGTACATCAGAGATATTCCGTGGTCATGATTGCTATGATGTAGAATTTGAAGATGGTGAGCGAATCACCGCAGATGCAGGGCACATTTGGACTGTGGTAGACAAAGAGCGCAGAAGGCTTGCAAGGCGAGAATGCAATAGAGCAAGACGAGCGGACTACCGAGAGGATGGAAGTTATGAGATAACCACGGAAGAAATGCACCAAAAATTTGCATACACACGCAAAGACGGAAAAGGCATTGAATACAAATATCGAGTTCCCATGCAAAAGCCGATACAGTATACAAAAAAAGAGCTACCAATCAATCCGTATGTATTGGGCGTATGGCTTGGGGATGGATGCAGTTACAACACGGAAGTCGCCTGTGGGGATAAAGATATTGATGAGATGCTTGAGCTGTTAAGCAATACGGGTGTTGAGGCGAGAATTAAAAACAAGGGAACGGGGAAGGCAAGAGCTATCATACTGGGCGATGGTAAGCGAGGCGATAATCGCACAGGCAATGTTAAGAAGGCCTTACTGAAGCTGGGTTTAATCAAAAACAAACACATCCCTCGTCAATATCTTGAGGCTTCCATAGAGCAACGCATGGCGTTGTTGCAAGGGCTAATGGATACAGACGGGACTTGTAGTAAAGCTGGTCAGTTAAAATTCTCACAAAAGAGCGAAGCCGTAACAGCGGGGTTTTCAGAATTGCTTTCATCATTAGGAGTAAAGCATACAATCAGAGAACGCCATATACAATGTAACGGCAAACTATGTAAGTCGAATGAAATTGCATTCTTTGCAGACATCACATTACCGTGCTTTCGGTTAAAGAGAAAGAGAGCGCGGCAGAAAGAAAAACTGGCAGAAAGGATGATGTATAAGAGCGTAACCAATATCACGAAAGTTGATAGTGTACCAACCAAATGCATTAGTGTTGATAGCAAGAACAGCCTTTATTTGGCCGGACGAAGAATGACTGTTACGCATAACACCTTTTTCATCGCTGCGCTGTCTTGGGGCTTGGGGCTGCTTGAGCGAATGTCCGGGTCGAAAGTGTACGTTGTCGCCCTGGTATTGAAACAGGCAATGGAAACATTCGACAACTGGGAGTACAACCTCACTCAAAACTGGTATGACGGGATTAGAGAAGCGAAAGCTGATGGTTGGAAGCTGCTTAATAACAACATGGCTCACAGCATCGAGCATGAGAATCTTGGCGGCGGTTCACTGCACCTGGAAGCGCTGGCCGGCAATGCGGGCGCTCACGATTCGTTCAACTGTAACATCGTGATAGCTGATGAAATTCACGCCTACAAAAGCCCGGAAGAATACAGTCGTTTGAAAGAAGCGACCAAAGCCTACACCAACAAACTGGTGATCGGCATCTCCACAGCCGGAGACGATGGAACCGGATTCTGCGCGAAGCATGTCGAATACTGTAGATCGGTTCTGCGCGGCGTATCACAGGATGATGCGCTTTTTGCTTTTATCTGCAAAGCCGACGAAGACGATTCCGGCAATGTTGACTATCTTGATCCAATCCAGCACCAAAAGGCCAATCCGAATTATGGCGTGACGATCCGGCCTAAAGAGATGGATCGCGAAGCGCAGATTGCGGAGAGTGATCCTCAGAAGCGCAAGGACTTCATCACGCGCAGCCTGAATGTGTTTGTTTCATCGCTCCGGGCTTATTTCAACCTGGCCGAGTTCCAGGCATCGAACCGGGAGGCTGGGGCTGAGCTGGGAATGCCGCCGACACCGCATTACTCTGAGGGCGAAAGAGCGCTCAAAGCGTGGCGGGAAGAGGCGATGGTTAAGCTGTCAAAGCTGAAAGTGAGATGGTACGGCGGCACCGACCTGTCAAAACTGCACGATCTAACGGCGGCGGCGATTTACGGCGAGTACAAGGGAATTGACATCATCATCACGCATGAGTGGTTTCCGATTGTGGCCGCCACAGCAAAGGCGGACGAGGATAAGATTCCGCTGTTCGGCTGGAAGGACGAAGGCCACCTGACTATGACTAACGCGCCGATTACCAATCATGCGGATGTGGTTGCGTGGTATCTGGACATGAAAAAACGCGGCTTCAATATCCGCCAGATCGGGCATGACCGTAAATTCTGCCGAGAATATTTCACCGGCATGAAGAAGGCTGGATTCACCGTGGTTGACCAACCCCAGCTTTACTATAAAAAGAATGAGGGATTCCGGCGCATTGAAGCTAAGGCGAAAGAGAAAAAACTCTACTATCTCGGCAGCACGGCATTTGAATACTGCGTCAGTAATGTTCGCGCCGTTGAAAAAACCGACGATGCAATCATGTATGAAAAAGCCGCCGATAACACGCGCATCGACGTGTTTGACTGTTCTGTTTTTGCGGCGGTCCGGATGCTTGAGGATCGGGAAAAATCTGAGAATGCAGGGAAGTGGTTGAATGAGTAAAAAAAGAGATCGGGCTATCAGGAGCCGGGACGCTCCGCAGAAACGCGAGACATCATGGCTGTGTTCGGCTGATGCTTATAAAGTGCTGGTTGGAAACGGGTATACACGCCTATCCGATTGCCCTGAGGTTCAAATGTGCGTGGATGTGTATGCCGACCTGATCAGTTCCATGACGCTGCATTTAATGCAAAACACCGAGCGTGGTGACGTGCGGGTTAAAAACGCGCTGTCTGCCAAGGTTGACATCGAGCCGAACCGGTACATGACGCGCAAATCCTTCATGGCTCATATCGTTCGGACGCTGCTGCTTGAGGGTGACGGCAATCAAGTCACCTATCCGAGATTTGGCCCAGCCGGCTTGCTTGAAAACCTTGAGCCGCTTAAACCATCCGCTGTTGTGTTTATTGCTCAGGGAGACGGCTATCAAATCAGATACGGCGACCGCGTTTTTGCGCCTGATGAAGTGCTTCACTTTACGATCAGGCCAGACCCTGAAAGGCCGTGGATGGGAACCGGATACCGCGCCGTGATGAAGGATGTGGTCAAGGGGCTGAAGCAGGCAGGGGCGACAAAGCAATCAATCCTTGAATCGCCCGCACCGTCAATCATCGTGAAGGTTGACGGCCTGACGGATGAGTTTGCGAGTGTTGAGGGCCGCAAGAAACTGTCTGCGCAATATCTTGACAGTAGCGAAAATGGTCAACCGTGGTTTATTCCCGCTGAGGCGTTCTCGGTTGAGCAGGTCAAGCCGCTCACGCTGACAGATTTAGCGATTGCAGCCAATATCGAAATCGATAAGCGGACGGCGGCGGCAATCCTCAGGGTGCCTGCGTTCCTTGTCGGTGTTGGCGAGTACAAGAAGGACGAGTACAATGCCTTCATCAACCACAGCATCATGCCGCTCGCTCAATCCATCCAGCAGGAACTAACGCGAAAGCTGCTTTATTCGCCCGACCTTTACTGGCGGTTTAATCCACGCTCACTCTACGCCTACGACATCGGTGAAATTGTCGCCGCCGGCGGCGAAATGGTTGACCGTGCAGCTATGACGCGCAATGAATGGCGCGACTGGGTAGGCATGTCTCCGCGTGAAGACATGGAGGAAGTGCTGCTGCTTGAAAACTACTTGCCAATCGATAGATTAGGCGACCAAAAGAAACTAATCGGAGGTGATGAACAATGAACAGATCGATACGGCAAAGCCGGTCCATGACTACCGAGTTCAGAGCCGCCGAATCAGACGGAAAGAAACGGATCGAGGGGTATTTCTCCACGTTCGGCGGGATATACGAACTCTGGCCGGGCGCAACTGAGAGCATAGACCCTCACGCGTTTGACGATGCGCTGAATGATGACATCCGGGCGCTGATTGACCATGAGACGCGGCTTGTGCTTGGCCGGAATAAGGCCGGGACGCTGGAACTCAGGATTGACGGTTTCGGCCTGTGGGGAAGCATTGAGATCAATGAGGCTGATTCGGACGCGATGAATCTTTACGCGAGGGTGCAGCGCGGCGATGTATCTCAGTGTTCTTTTGGCTTTGAGATTCTGTCCGAGAAAACGGACATCCGCGATGATGGCACCGTTCACTGGACGATTGAGAAGGTCAAACTTTATGAAGTTTCCTGCTGTACATTCCCGGCCTACAAGGACACGAGCATAACGGCCCGCCAAGACGAATATGCCGAAATCAAAAAGCGCCGACTGGACGCGTGGCGCTCTACCATGAAAGCGAGGATACGAAATGGCACTTAAACAGGTGTTGCTGACCCGCAAGATTGCGGAACTGAACAGGCTGCTGGAAGAAGCCCGCGCCAAAGATGCGGGTTTTTTAGAGCGCAGAACCGCGCTCGATACCAGGGCTGATGAACTGGAAGCGGCGGTACTGGAAATCACTGCCGACACTCCTGCCGAGGAAGTGCAGGTGATCGAGGACGAAGTTGCGGATCACGAAGCCGCCGAGAAAACCCTGACCGATGAAGTTGCCGCTAATGACGGCGAAAAAACACGGCTGTCTGACGAAATCGCCAAGCTCCAAGCTGAGCTGGATGAAGTCAATTCCAGGGCGAAGGCGATGCCCGCTCCTGCTCACACTCCCCAGGCTGAACCCGAAGAAAGAAAGGATGAACCCTATATGCAGAACCGTACCAAGTTTTTCGGCATGACCCGCGAAGAGCGCGATCAGTTCATTGCCCGCGATGACATCAAGACCTTCCTGACCGATGTACGCGCCGTGAAGCGCGGCGTCACCAACGGCGCGTTGCTGGTACCCGAGATCGTGCTGGAGACCCTCCGCAACGGCCTGGAGGAGTACAGCAAGCTGATCAAGTTTGTTTCGCTCAAGCGCGTTCCAGGCACCGCCCGTCAAACCATCGTCGGTGCTGCTCCCGAAGGCGTGTGGATGGAAGCTGAGGGCGAACTCAACGAGCTGTCCATGTCCTTCAACCAGATCGAGGTTGACGGCTACATGGTCGGCGGCGTGATTTATGTCCACAACAACCTGCTCAAGGACAGCGATCTGGCGCTGGCTGCAGAGATCATGTCTCAGCTTGGCAAGGCAATCGGCAAGGCTGTTGACCGCGCTATCCTGTTTGGTACCGGTACGAATATGCCTGTGGGCATCGTTACCCGACTGGCCCAGACCACCGCTCCCGCCAATTGGGGCACCTACGCGCCCACCTGGACGGACCTACACACCACCAACGTGAAGAAGCTGAACATCGACGGCACGACCGGCGCGACGTTCTTCGCCTCACTGGTCGCCGCCCTGGGTATTGCAAAGCCGGATTACACCGACGGCCGCGCCTTCTGGGTGATGAACCGAGCGACGCACATCAAGGTCATGGCGAAGGCGCTTGCCTTTGACGCCGCCGCCGCTCTGCTGGCCGGCGTGAACAATCAGATGCCGATCGTCGGCGGCGAGATCGTGGTTGATGAGTTGGTTGGAGACAACACCATCATCGGCGGCTATGGCTCCGGCTACCTGCTGGCCGAGCGCGAAGGCGCCAACCTGGAGTCCTCCGAGCATTACCGTTTCGCACAGAACCAGACCACCTTCAAGGGCTACAGCCGGTATGACGGTATGCCCGTGTTTGGCGAGGCTTTCGTAGTTGTGAACTTCGCCAACGCCGACGCGGACACCACGAGCACCTTCCCGCTGGATATCGCTAACCCCGCTTTGGGCGCGTTGACCATCACTTCTACCGCGAACGCTTCGACTGCTGGCTCCAGTGATATCACTATGACGGGCGGACAGACCGAGGGCACTTTCTTCGGCTACAAAATTGCCACCAAAGCCACCGCTGTCGAGTATGGCTTGTATCACACCGGGTTTACACCGATCACCTTCACCGCGGGCGCTGCTACGATTGCCGACCTTGCGGACACGGATGACGGCAAGTATATCACCGTGGTCGAGTTCTACTATGGCATCGCGATTGCCGCCGGGAGCAAGGTGTTGAAGGTCAAGAAATCGACCTAAACAGTAAGGGGAGGACGGGATGAGCAATAGAGAAATCGTCCTGAGTATCGTCAAGGCCAGGCTTAACCGCCTGGCCTCCGATACCACTCTTGACCCATACCTCACATCGAGGATCGAAGCGGCGGCATCCGAGCTGGAAGGTACGGGCATTCATCTGGTCGATAACGACATGGAAGATCAATTCATGTTGGCTGATATTGTCGTGTGGCAATACGGCAATCGAGATAAACCGGGCGGGATGCCCGATTGGCTGAGGCTGAAACGGCGTGAGCGCTGGCTGAGGGATCGGGCGAAGAATGAAGGTGATCAGGTTGATCCTTGACGCTGGAATCTGCACGATTTACGCCACCGCGAACGGAGCGGCAGCAGGCGGGAAGCCCGTTGAACAGCTCACGCAGAAATTCCAGTCTTGGTATGCCGAGCTGGATTTTTCAAGCGATCCGAACTATGCCACTGATTACCGCGAGGATGTGGAAGCGTCGGCCAGAATCAGAATACACCAAAACCGAAGCATTACCACGCGTGACGCGGCGAAGATTGGCGGGCTGACATATGAAATCGTGCGAACCTATCACGGAACGGACGATGATAACAGCCAACCGATCACCGACCTGACGCTGAGGAGGGTGAGTTGATGTATCAGATTCTTGATGATTTCAAATCCCTCTTGCTGACGGTTGACGCAAACATATCTCACTACTTCGGACTAAGCGACGGCGAACCATGGCAGCCCTATACCGTGTGGACGGAATACGAACTGGACGGGTTGCACGGCGGCGACACCTACGCGGAGCCGGTCTGGCGGGTGCTGATTGAGCGATACACCAAGGCCGAGAATGATGCTGTTGTGCTGGCCATGATGGCAAAACTTGAAACCGCTCCGGGCGTGACGTTTCAATATTCTCTGCGCCGAAATCAGGAACTCGGGATGCTCTATCACGCCTGGGATTGCGAGGTATCAAGTGGCACGCTTTGAGGTTGAAGGGCTTGATTTCATCATCGCGGACATGAAACGGCACGGAGAACTCGCTGGCGAAACGGCGCAGGAGATGCTCATGGCCGGTGCGGAGGAAGTTAAACAAGCCTGGAAGGATGAGGCTGAGCGCAGACAGTTCAAGGACACCAAAGCGATGATAGACAACATAGGCTTTCCGCGTTCGGTGAAGCGTGCTTCTGATATCTTGTCAATCGACATCTATCCACAGGGGAAAGACAAAAAGGGGACGCGCAACGCAGAGAAGGCCTTTATTCTGCATTGGGGCACTTCATCAAACTCGACCTCAAAACGCAAAAGGAAAAAGAAGTTTTCCGGCCCAGGCATTCCGCGCACACTATGGGTAGACGATGCAGACCGAGCCTCCGGGCCGCGTGTGCTTGACGCTTATACCCGCATATGGGACGCATTTTTGAAAGGATGAAAATAAATGGCAAGAATTGGATTACCTTATGGGGTGTTCGCGCCTATTGTCAGCGAACCGACAGGGGACGCTATCGAGTATGGCGCTCCCACTGTTTTTGACGCGGCAGCGACCGGAAAGATGATTGAGGCCAACGTGTCTTATGAGCACGCTGATAACCCGCTTTATGGCGGTGACGGCATCGCCGAAAATGATAACAGTATAGTAGGCGGCACGCTGGCTGTCGGCACCACTTCGCTCCCGCCTGCCGCGCGTGTGGCTATTCTTGGGCACGAGCTGAACGGCACGACTTTCCACGAGAACGCTGACCCCAGCCCGAACGGCGGGTTTTGGTATGTCACGGCTGAAATCGAAGGCGGCGTAAAGAAGTGGTATGGCTATCAAATCCACAAGACGCAGCTGGCGATGGCTGAGGATAACGCTACCACAAAAGCAGACTCCATTGAATGGCAGACACCGGCGCTTGAAGGCCCGATTATGGGTGTTGTCATTGATGACACTGGCAAGGCCCGGTATAGAGCTTACGAAGTGTTCAGCACCTATGCGGCCGCAAAGGCTTGGGTAGATGAAAAAGCTGGCGTCGGAGAAATTCCCGTCGCTACGCCTACCGCTACACCTGCGGCCGGAGCAGTTACCGCCGGGGATGACGTGGAGCTGGCCACCTCGACCGTCGGCGCGACGATCTACTACACCACGGACGGTAGCGAGCCTACGGCTGGCAGCATGATCTACGCTGACCCGATTGTGATCCACGCGGCCATGACCATCAAGGCCATTGCTGTAAAGGCCGGCCTGGCCAACAGCGCTATTCTGAGCGCGGCCTACACTATCGCGTAATGCAACGGGGGCGGGTAACTCCGCCCCCTTTTTCTGGAGGAGGTTTTATGTCGGATATTAAGGTTAAGATCGGCAAGAAAGAATATGAATTAGTATGTACCACCGCCGCTTATGTGGAAATCTGCAAGAAGTACGGCGGTGTTGAGGAAATGGCAGAAATGTTTCAGGGCGAGGAAATCAGCGAATATGACAGCCCCGAGGTGCAGGAACAGAAACGAGCCGATGCGGCAAAAGCGGCGAACCGTCTTTTTGAGGTGATTCCATGGTTGGTTGCGCTGCTTGCCAATCAGGGCGAGATGCTCAGGCTTGGAAAGACTAAGCTATCCGATGATGAAAAACTCACCGATGAATCCGTGCTGTTGCTGACTACTCCAAAACAGATCCAAGAGCTTGCCCCAGCGGCGATGGGAGCTATCTCAATGGGTTTTGGAATGGAGCACAAACAGCCAGAAGGAAACTCTTTGCTTGATGAAGTGGAGCGGCAAGAGCGAAAAAACGCGGAGAGCGCAGCGGAATAAGCCCGTTGCGCTTGATCGGAATGGCGCTG